TTTTCAACTTTTTCTTCCATGGAACGAACCAATCGATCATTTGCGGATCCAAACAATCGTTTAATAATTTTTAGCATTTTTATAAAATGCTACAGCATCTTCTATTGTATCACCTAATGTATAATCTGAATATAAATAAGTGTCTCCACTTCTTCTAATAACACCATTGTGAAGCATTGAATAAATTTCTGCTTTAGTTGTTAAGTTACTATCTTCACAATATTCTATGAATAACTGTGATTTAGTAGTTACTTTATCAAATAAAGTATTTTGTTTGTCTTCAATATCTTTTAATAAACCAGGATTTTCATTAAACATCCAAAGTAGCATATCTAATGTAGATTCGTTACTTTCATGTTTACTATACAACTGCATTGCTTTAGTTGCGGCTTTAATATCCTTAGATTTTTTATTCTTATTTTTCTCTTCGTCATTAATGTAAAACCAATAACTAGATCTACTTTTAGACTCATCTTGATTCTTTGCTACATTTGGAGACTCTAATGCACGTTTCCATAAAATATAATCTCTTATATTAATAGGTTCTCCTTCACTATCTGTAGATACATCAAGAGTAATTCCTGTAGAATATTTAACATATTCTTTTAATTCAATCCAAAATAATCTTTTCTTTTTATAATATTCAGGATCTTTTATATCACCTATTAATTTAGGTAGCCATCTATCTTCTTCTTCTTGAGTAATGCCTTTTACTATTTTTCTATTTTTACCATAAGTTGAACCCAATCCTTTTATAGTATCTCCTACAACATTATATGGTAAATTATCATTATGAAATGATTTAATATTAATAGTTACTATTTTCTGTTCTATTTTATTCTCTTTTGTTTTTTCCATGTCTTAAAAAATAGGAGAGAAGTTTAACTTCTCTCCTTGTTAATTGTTTTATTTAATTAATTATGCTTTTATACATTGCATATCAATAGATGTATTAAACCTACGTAATAGTACAGCAGATTGTTTTAATAATTGTACTGAACAACCATCAATATCTGATGCTCTAAGGTCTGTATGTTTATAACCTCTAGGAACTGTAGAACCTGCTACTGCCCATTGAAGTTCTCTACCTTCTCTGATTACCATTTGTACATTTGGTTGACCATCATAAACTGTATGATCTACAAATACCATTCTGTATGATTCTAAAGGAAGTCCTGAATCAGGATGTTTCTCCGAAACCATTGAATTTACAGATTGATCAAAAAAGTGATTTTTAACTACATTTATTGTGTGTCCATCTATATGTTTGTAAGTAGTAAAATAACCACCTAATTCAAGATGAGAACCTGTACCGTATACAAATTTACTATTATCAAGTCTTATATAAGTTTGACTTATAAGTGAGTCTTTCATAGCTTTATCAAACTCATCACAACCACCAGTACCAGTATATAAAGTAATCTGCATATTAGTAGTATCACTCATACCATACATTACATTTCTAATAACTGCTTTAAGTTGATTAGCAGTTAAGTCTGTATAACTATCCTTATTTACAATTTGCTCAAGTAAACCTGGAGAAGTTATAATAGGAGTATTATTTGCATCAGGATCAAATAGATGAGTATTCATCTTTTCGTTATAAGATTGTTGACCATACCAGTAGTAATGCTCACATTCTTTTTTCCACATTTTATAGTGACGATATTCTTCATGTTCCATCCAGAGTTTGTTAGCTCCTTCACCTGGTTTTTTATTGTAATCTAACCACATGTACCTTTTATCGGCAGATCCAGACCATTGATAAGATTTTCTAAGAGTACCTAGACGATGGCGAATTCTAGAAGGGGCTACCCAAGTAGAAGAGTTTCCTCTTGAGAAGTCTGTTCCAACAGGAGCAAACATCTGACCAAAAGAAGAACCTTGTTCTAAATCTCCAGAAGGTACAGTTGCTGCAGGATCTGGATTTATAAGTTGACATTCATATTCCCAATAAGAACCTTTTTGTTCAGGTTCTTTCATAACTCGCATTTGAGTTTGAGACTTACCAACAATTACATAACTCTTTACAAACCACCTTTCAGTGAAAAGAATTTTAAATGGCTGATGTCCAATACCTACACTTGCTGTAGTATTAGTAACCGCTACTGGAATAACTTTGTCTTGTCTTGAGATTACATTGTAATCATAAGTATCACCTTTTATTCGTACAAGGGCTGGTGATTGACCTCCTTTCATCGCAGCAGTACCTTCAGTAACAAATGTAAGAGGAAATATATTTTCATCCTTACCTGTTAGGTATGTTAAAGCTGGTGAGATTTGTTCAGGAGCAGTCATCATTGCATTTGCTAATGCATTATCAGTAGTTACTCCTGTACCATTAAAATGATCATCGTAAAGTCTCATTAATTATTGTTGTTTTTGATTTTATATGTTATTATCCTATTACAAAATGTTTTCTATCAAGGTTTGGTTTTGAACTTTCAGGTTTCTTAACTTTTCCATTGTTTCCAGAATTACCTTTACTTTTATTTAAAATATTTTTAAAAGTATCAGTAACTTTTGTTTCAGCAGATTTACTTATTAATTTATTAAAATTACCTAATCCTTGATAAATTATTAAATCTATTGCTAATTTATCTTCTGTTGTAAGACTGTTATACTTAGCAGTTCTTATAGATTCACCTTTTTTATTACTACCTGTTAAGAAATTTTTAAATCCATCTTTTTCTTTCTTTGTAAGAGGAAGACCAGATAGAGTATCTTTTTCTAAAACAGTATTTATTTCTTTCCATTGAGCTTCAGCTTGAGCTTCAGATTCTAATCTTGCATCTTCTTGTTCTTTAACTAAAGATTGTTTATTTAAATCTTGCTGTTTACTTAGTACTCTTTGAGCTATTATAGCTTGTTTTTCTATTGTATTTGAATCAATAAATGTTTTTAAATAATCACTAATTTCATCTTTATCAAATCCTTGATCTTTTAAATTATTAGTTATTAAAAGTTTTTGATTTGACTCATCTGTAGTATCAAGTGTTGTATAATCAATTTCTGGAGCTACTGAATGTATATATTTAACAGGATCTCCTCCATCATTTAAATAATTAACAAAATTCTTAATATCTTCATTACTAGATAAAAAGTTATTCATTTTATCATCAAACATTTTAGTAGCTAAAATCTCAGCTCCTTTTACAATACCTTCTGGAGTAGATTCTAATTCATCTGTAATCTCATACCCGCTAACTTTACTAAGTAATTGATTTACTGATAACTGTTTTTCACCATCTCCATTTTCTTGATCACCTTCAAGAGTCTCATCAGATTCTTTATTTTCTAAATCAGTTTTATTTTCCTTAGATTCATCATCTCCATCTGTTTCTGAAGTATCATTTTCATTATCAGGTTTCTCATTCTTTAAAGATTCTATCTTTTCAACATCTAATTGAGGATCTTCAATATTTGTATCACCATCAAAACTAAAAGCTGATAGTAAAGTTTCTTGTGATAAATCTGGTTTATCTTCTAATGTATTTGTTTTTTTCTCTGATTCTTCCATATGAATATTCAAATTTAAAGTTTATTACTTTAATAATCATAAGTTTTAAAGTCTAATTATTTATTTTATAATAATCAGTTACTATAACACTTATTTTTTATTGTTATTTTGTTGTTTTATTTTAAGTTCTTCTAATTTTAATTTAGCTGCTGATATAGATTCATCAAATGACTGTTTTCTTTCAGACAGTGCTATTTTTCTTTGTTCTATTAAATCAGGTATTCCATCATTATCTGCATCTGTATCTTTTGCAAATCCTAATGCATTTATTGTTGCAATTTCTACTTTGTTTTCTCTATCTCTTTCATTTTCATCAGCTTCAAAGATTTTAGATTCTAATTCTCTTTCGGTAATTTTATCTTCAATAGCTTGAGCATTTTGAGCTTTAATATTTTCTAAATTTTCATTTAAAATTCTTTCCATTTCTTCAGCTTCTTTTACTTTCTTTTTAATTTCAGAAAAATTATCAGAATCTAAAATTTCTAAAACTGCAGATGCACCTAAACCATTTTGAGCAAAAGCTTGAGCATTTTGTCGAGCCTGTTCTAATTTTCTATATTCTTTAGATGTATTAGTAACAAATATCCCATATTCAGAATTAGCATAAGTTTTCCCATCTATGTCTAAGAAAGCTTCTCTACCATCATGAGTTATAAAACTAGATTTTTTATTATTAACCCATGCTATTTGTGATAAATCAATTAAATATTGAAGATCTCTTCTTTCCATTGAAGAATGATCATAAAATAATCCTTCAGTTATTGCAGAAGCTTGATATATTGCAGCTTCTACTGTACCTACTAATTCATTAGGTCCTATTTGTCCTTGTCTTTGTCTACTTACTCCTGATAATGATTCCCATTCTGATTTTATACTAGCTAATAAAGTTTCATATTTATCTATAAAATTACCTAAACTCATATCTATATTAGAATTATGACTTGGGTTAATTCGAGATCCTTCTTTATTATAATCTACTAATACTAAATTCATAGATTCTAAATAATGAATCCATTTATCTACATCCCATCCAGCAGGAAGAGAGTTAATATCCAATTGAGCAATCATTCCTTTTGCTTTAGCTACCATTAACTCATATCTATATTTATAAACATTATATGTTATTTGATATGGCATTCCTATTGATATCAGTGATATATTTTCTGTATTTCTATTTGAATAAACTCTTCCATTATAAGGAATTTTTCTTAAAGCTATATTATTTTTACTTAAAGAAGATTCTGGAATAGGTCTTCCTCTTAAATAATATCTATCATATACTTTATAAACTTCCCAAGGTTGATTTACCCATATCCATTTTACACTTTCATCAGGTGCGGGTTTGTATTCTTCTGTAACTATAGTTTCCTGTTGAGATCCAAACTCATCTGTATAAGACAAATCTTTAACAGCGAGTATCTTTTTCTTAAGCTCAGTAGGCATGTAATCTCCATCTATGAAATCATATTTTGTTGGGCCAGGACCTCCAATTATTAAGCCTTTAAGCTCTTTCTTCCCGAAAAACTCTTCTTTCACGTGGTCTCCAAGCCTGGTATAGAATTCTTTTGCAGCACCTTCACGAAGACGTTCAAATCTGGCTGCCGATTGTCCTCCAGCACGCGTTTTTCCAGGAACAGCTGAAGTGTATTTTGCAAGAGGGGTT